AAATCAAAATTAAATAACGATTTTGAAAATTTTAGCGCCTCGTGCGTATGTCCTACATTTTAAGGGACGTGCGAGGCTTTATATCCATTCTTTTAATTCTTCGCCCATTACTTGTGTAGCTATGTTGACTTTTTTACGTAAAGATTTAACAATTTTTTCGTCTACAGTATCTTCTGCAAGAATATCAATATAAGTCATTGGTTTTTCTTGACCTATTCTATCAATTCTAGCTTCAGATTGTTGTCGTTTTTCTAAATCATAACCATTAGAATAATAAATCATTGTAGAAGCACCTGTAAGTGTGATTCCATATCCTCCTGTTTGTGGTGTACCTACTAAAAATCTCACAGGGCTTTCAGGATCCTGCATTTTCTTAATTGCTTTTTGTCTTTCTTCTGTAGTTGTACCTCCATAATAAGTCACAACAGAGTTATCCCCATACTCTTCTTTTAAGTGTTTCACTATTGTTTCTATATCGTTCCTCCAATGTGCCCAAATTACAACCTTGCCTTGTATCTCATCTACAGTGTCAATAAGTTCAGTTATACGATTATTCTTAATTTCTTGTGTGGTTCCATCATCTGCTTTAAAATGACCACAAGTAATCTGCTGCATTCTCATAAGTTGAGTAACTACATTCATCGTAGTTGTAACCTTTCCATTCAATTCAGCTAAAGCCATCTTCTTCATTTGTTGATAAACTTTATTTTGTTCGGGTGTCATTTGAATAATACGTTTCATAAACGTTTTTTTAGGTAAATCTAAACAATCGTCTTTCAAAACACGGTATGAAAAGTTTTTTAAGGTTTCAGACAACTCATCTAAATTTTTATAAGATGTTACAAGTTGCACGGAACGACCACCAAAATGGGCTTCTCTCATTTCAGCATATCTATTACGAAAGGCATAATAAGATGTAAAATCTAATAAAAAAGGATCTAAAAAATAACACTGAGTAAATAAATCTAAAGGTGACTTAGTAACTGGTGATCCTGTTAATATCCTTCTATACTTACATAATTTTGATAATCGTAATATATTTTTTGTTCGTTTTGCACCTGGATTTTTAATAGTTGTAGATTCGTCTATAGCAACCAAAGTTTCATGGCAGCTTAAAAATTTAGCAGCAAAATCAAGACCTTTTTTAGTTGAAAAAGCCTCAACATTCATAACTAGAATATGTAAGTCCATTTCGGGTTTAAATAAGACAGATAATTTTTGTTCTTGTTTTTTATTAATTAAAGCTTGCCACAAAACAACCTTTTTTTGAACATGATCAGCTAAATGTGTGGGTATCTCAGAATCATACCAATTCTTATAAACACCTTTAGGTGCTATAATTAAAACACCATTAATTTTACCTTTATCATAAAGCATAGACATATTGTCTATAAGCACCTTTGATTTTCCAGTACCCATTTCCATAAAGTATGCAAATACTTCTTTATTCCAAGACATTTCCAACGCTTTTAATTGATGAGCGTATGGTTTAGTTTTAAATTTATACTTCATAAATTTTAATTTCTTCTTTCTATTGACATTATATACATAATGTCCTATATATTGTCAAGAAAGTTATGAGAGAATATAAAGAACTAAAAGAAACTAAAGAACCTATTGTTTATGTTATTCAGGAACTTCCTGGTACTAGTGTTGGTCGTCCTAAATTTAATATTATGGGTGCTTTAAAGTATGGAAAGCTCAAAGTTCTCTTAAAAGAAAATACACAGATCGTTTTGAGTCCTGGTCCTGTAATGTACGAACTAAGAAAGTTATTAAAGGATTACAACTCTAACGATTATTTATTATTGTCTGGTGATCCATCAGTTATCGGATTGGCATGTGCAATTGTATCTGATATAAACAACGGGAAATTTAAGTTGTTAAAATGGGACAGACAGGAAAAAGTGTATTATCCAATAGAAATAAATTTATTTGAGAAAGGAAAAATAGATGAGTAACGAAAATTTACAAAAACAATTTTTAGAAGATGCTCCACAAGCAGTGGACAGTCTTGCTAATGCACAAGATTTATCTGATTGTGTTGTTCGTCTTCAAAGACTAGAAGATGAAATAAAACAAGACGAAGAAAATCTTAAACTTAAAAAAATTAAAGCAGACAAATTATCAGGAGAAGTTATTCCTGAAATGATGGAATCTATGAAGCTTAAAACAATGAAATTAGCTGATGGATCTGCTATAGAAGTAAAAGAGATTTACAGCGCCACAATACCTGTAGCAAGGAAAGAAGGCGCGTATAACTGGCTTCGAGAAAACGGCCTGGGTGATCTTATTAAAAATGAGGTTACTGTTTCCTTTGGCCGTGGCGAAGATAACAAGGCGAGCGATTACGCAAACCTTGCAACAGAGCGTGGGTACCAACCGGTTCAAAAACTTAAAGTGGAACCCATGACTCTCAAAGCATTGTTCAGGGAGCGATCTGAAAAAAAATTAGATCTTCCGGCTGAACATTTTAACCTGTTTAAGGGAAACAAAACAAAAATAACAAGGAGTAAGTAACATGAGTCAAGAGACAAGTGACATCGTAAAGAAACAAGGTGGTGCATTAGCGACTTTAGATTTTGTTAAAGATTCAGGAATGGGTCTTGAAAACATTGATAAAGGCGATCTTGCTTTACCTTTTCTGAAACTACTACAAAGTGGTTCAGATGAAACAAAGAAAAAACATGCAAAATACGTCGACGGCGCTGAAGCCGGCATGTTTTATAATACAGTTACAAAAAAACTGTATGATGGAGAAAAAGGAATTGAAATAATTCCTGTATTCTACAAAATGACGTACCCAGAATGGGCTCCCTTTGAAAAAAGCGAAGGTAGACCAGTTCACCCAGATAGGGGTGCTGAGGTTCTTCAACAAACAACTCAAAATGATCGTAATAAAGATATGCTGAAAAGTGGTAATGAAATTATCAAAACAGCAAATCACTTTGTGATCATTAATAGTGATAGACCTGAGAAAGCTTTGATCACTATGAAATCTACTCAGTTAAAAGAGAGTAGAAGTTGGAATTCATTAATGGAAAATGAATTTGAAATTGATCCGAACACTAAAAAAGCTGTTGCAGCGCCTATCTTTTCCAGAGTCTATAGACTTAAATCTGTAGAAAATGCTGGAAGTAACTTTAATTGGCATGGATATAAAATTTCATTGTCAAGAAAAGTAGATAATGCTGGCATTTACCAAATGGCTAAGGATTTTCACAACTCTTTAAAGAAATCTGCTCAACGTAAAGAAGCAGATTCTGGAGAAGGAAAGTCTAACTACTAAGTTTCCTCGCGAAGGAAAATAGGGCGGCCTAGGGAGACTGAAGCCGCCCGCAAAAAAACATAGTTTAGTAGTAAGGGATCATTATGGTAAATGAATTTATAAAACTTTTTTCTGGTTACGATGGAAACTTCGGTATCGCAGATATGTCCAGTGCAAAACTGGACTCTGAAAAAAACAAATTAAAACCTGATTATGAATGGTCAGGCAGACCCATCACTGACGAAGATTACCAAAATCACATAGATGGTAAAATATCTATAGGAATACAACCTTGTAGATTAGATAAGACAGCACAGTTTGGATGTATTGATGTTGATCCAAAAAATTACAAAGATTTCAAAATAGAATCATACTTAGCATTATTTCAACAATATAAACTACCTTTACTACCCCTTTTGTCTAAAAGCGGTGGTCTTCATTGTTATCTTTTCCTTGAAGAACCTATTCCAACAATAGATTTAATTGAAGCACTGAAATCTTTTCTGCTTCCTCTTGGATTAGATCCCGATACGGAGATTTTTCCTAAGCAGAAAGAACTAAAGGAGGACGACAAAGGCGAAATTAAACCAGGTAACTTCATTAACCTACCTTATTATAATAATGGAGAAACAAATCGATATGCTGTAGATAAGAATAATTCTAAACTATCCTTGCAGCAGTTTATAGAAGCAGCAAATCAATCAAAAATAAATAAAGAAGATTTACAAAAGTTAGTCGATACAACATATAAAAATATTTTAGTAGGAACGAATGAAGAATTTAATGATGGCCCACCATGCCTAGCTCTCTGTTCTAAAAGAAAACTAGACGATGGTAGAGATCGTTTTATGTACAACTATATGGTCTTTGCTAAGAAGAAGTATAAGGAGAAATGGGTTGATCATATATCTAACGCAAATTATAATTATTTAGAAACACCTTGGGATAGATCAAAATTAGATTCTAAAATTAAAGCTTGGTCTAAGGAAACGGCAGGGCATACTTGTTATGAAGATCCAATACAAAGTAAATGTATGAGGACTCTTTGTTATACAAGACCGTACGGAGTTAAGTCTGATAGTATAACTTCTTTTCCTGAAATAACTGATTTTCAAATTATAATGTATTTAGAACCTGAATATAGATTTAACATATCGTTACCAGACGGATCAAAAGGAGAGATTGCTGCTTCTAATACGAAGACAATGACAGAACAGAAGGATTTACTGAGATTAATTTGGGAACAAACAGGAATTTATCACGAGCCTTTAAAACCAAAAGACTTTAGAGCTAAACTAACAGAACTTAGACAAAACTGTCAAACCATAACACCGCCAGAAGGAACAGGCATAGATGATTTATTGAGAGAGGAACTATTTCAATATTGTGTCAATGGTCCTCAGGCACAAGAAAGAATTCAAATTAAGAATGGGTCTTGTCTAACAGAAGAAGGATTTCATTATTTTCAATGGAAATCTTTTTTATCACATCTGGGAAATGGATGGAAAACTCCTCATGAAAAAATTGCTCAAAAACTGAAAGAAAAGTGTCAAGTTAAATTTGGTCATTATATAAAAATAGAAGGTAAAGCTGTTAGTGTATGCAAAGTTAAACAACTTCACATAGATAAGATAGAATACAAACCTGTGGATAAAAAAGGAAGCAACTATTAATGCGATATAAAGTAATAGGTCCACCAGGCACAGGTAAAACAAGAAGACTATTAAACGAAGTACATAAATATGTAAAAGGTGGAACAGCTTTAGATAGAATTGGGTATTTTGCATTTACTCGTAAAGCTGCTCGTGAAGCAAGAAAAAGGTATTTAGATGTAAACACACACTTAACTAAAAAAGATATTAAATATTTTCAAACCCTACACTCATTAGCTTTTAATTGTTTGGGATTAAAAGAAGAAAACGTTATGCAAGATTTAAATTATAAAGCTATAGGAGAAAAATGTGGAATACAGGTTAGGTATGCAGCGTATGAAGCTAATTCTTGGAATGGTATTTTTTCATCAAGCAGTGAATATTTAACATTAATTAATTTAGCTAGATCAAAACAAATTACAGCTTTGGAACAATTTGATCGTAATGAACATTTAGGTAAAGTTGAAAGACAAAAGATTGATGCCATAGCTAAAGAAATAAAAGATTATAAAAAAGTTTATGGACTTATTGACTATCATGACATGTTGGAAAATTTTTTAGAGAAAGGAAAATCTCCAAAGTTTGATGTTATTTTTGTGGATGAAGCTCAAGACCTATCAAAAATACAATGGTCTATTATTGAAAAATTAGAGAAAGATAATGATATGGATATATGGGTGGCAGGCGATGACGATCAAGCTATTTTTGGTTGGGCTGGCGCTGATGTTGATTCTTTTATTAATTGGAAAGCAGAACCTATTCCCTTAACACAATCAGAAAGAGTTCCAAGTCAGATACAAAGTAAAGCATTAGGTATTATTCATAGGGTTGAACAGAACAGAATTACAAAAGATTATTTACCAAAAAAAGAAAAAGGTGAAATATATCAACGATACAAACTAAGTGAAATTGATCTTTCTAAAGGAGACTGGTTAATATTAACAAGAACTAACCCATTATTAAAACCTATACCTGCTTTTTTAAAAAGAAAAGGATTCTTTTTTGAAACTGCAGATGGAAAAAGTATGGGTAAAGCGCTTTTTGAAGATGTTCAAAATTGGAATAAACTTAAGAAGGGAGAGACACTCCCCGAGATTCAGGAGACAAGGGTCAGGGAAAGAATAAAAGAAAAAAAATTAACTATAAATGAAGAATGGTACGACG